GAGCCGGCCTGGAATCCCGGCAGCAGGCCCCCTGCCGCTGCGACCGCGGTTTGATACTGGTACGTCGTGGGTCCTGAATAAGGATTCGGGACTTGCGTACCGCCCTGGTAGACGGGCTGCAACTGCAGGCCTTGCGTCGATTGCGCGATCGTTGCCGCGTACATTGGCCGCGGCATATTGGCCGCTTGGCCAGTCGAGAGCGCGTAAAGGCGCACCAGATCCTGCACCTGGCTGGAGCGGACGCCGACGGCCACGTTGCCGCCGTAGTTCTGATCGACGATCTGCTGGATCTGCGTGAGGATCTGGCGGTTCGAAATGTCGATGCCGTAAACCTGCTTGATCTGCGCGCGGATCTTCTCTTGCTCGGTCTTGACGAACAAGCGCACCACGCCCGTGATGGCGCCGGCCACCGCGCCGATCCCGGCGCCGATGGCTGCGCCAAGGGGACCGCCGGCCAGGAAGCCGATGCCCGCGCCGGCCAACGCGCCGCCGCCCACATCCATGGCCAGCCCGCCGGCGCCACCCTTCTGGAAGCCCGAGGCGAACAGCCCCAAGCCTACGCCTGCCGCCGCGCCTGCGCCGATCGCCATGGGACCGCCCGCCAGCAACTTCGGGTTCATGAGCACCGTGCCCGCGCCGACAAGACCACCTCCTAGCGCGGTAGCCGGCGCGTTGTACTGTTGCAGCCCTTTGCTGAACAGCGCCGCGCCGCCCATGGTAGCCGCCATGCCGGCGATGCCTTCCACGCCGCGTGACGTCAGAATCGACTTCAGCGTGGTCGGTCCTCCGATCCCCAGCGCCAGATTTTGCGCCTGCGCGGCGCGGTTGATGGACGGCAGGCCGAGGATTCCTTCACCGCCGGTTCGCATCGGCGTGGTAGCGATCCCGAATAGCGACGCCAGTTGCCCTGGCGCGGCGCCCAGCTTGAGCAATCCAGCGAAGAGGCTCTGACTTCCGCCCGAGCCGCCGCCGCCGCCAACACCGGCCATCTTTTCCACCTGCGCGATTTCGACGCTGCCCATCTTGCCCAGCAATGCAGTGGGGAGTTGCCCCGGCGCCGCGAATTGTGGAGTGACCACGGGCGGCTCGGCCAAGCTTGGTAAGTCTGCGCCGCCGATGCCTGACGGCACTGCCGGTGGCATCTGGAATTGACGCAATACCTGCGCGGCGGGCGCACCCTGTCCCAGATCGCCTTGCGCCGTCAGGGCCTGCACTCGCTGCACGTAAAGCCGCGTCTCTTGCGGCAGGTTGCCGCCTCGCGCCATGGTTTTCTCAAAAGCCGCCGGCCCCATGTTGTAAGCCGCCAGGGCCGACGGAAGATTACCGCTGTACCTCGAAAGCAGATCTGAGAAATAGGTCGCGCCTGCCGTGACATTCTGTTGGATATTGAACGGGTCGGTAGCTCCGTATTTCTTCGCCGTTCCCGGCATCAGTTGCATGAGGCCCATCGCGCCTGCGGGCGATATCGCGGCTGCGTTGAAGTTCGATTCGGTTTGCACCATGGCGCGCAAGAGCGTGGGACTTACGCCGGTGGCCACGCTGGCCTTTTGAATGGCGTCAGAGGCCTCGCTGATATCGGCGCTGCTGGCCATCATGCGATCGGCAGAGCCCTGGTGCTGGATGGTCGCGTTGCTGAATCGGTTGACCGCATCGCTGAACACGACCGCCGACACGTTGTACACGCCGGCGGCGTCGGAAATGGTGCGATTGGCGCCGCTGACGTTCTCGAAGTTCGGCTGCGATGCCGAGGGCCGCACGGGCGTATACGCCTCAGGCGGCGGTCCCGGCGCACGCGGCGGCATTCCGCGCTGGAATAGCTGACTCAGGATGCCGCCACCGCGCATTATTCCAGGTTCGGGCCGACCGTAGCCCGCGAGTTCAGTGGAGACGCCAGCCAACTGGGAACTGAAGATTTCCCTGGCTTCGCCCAGCGCCAGTTTCTTGAACACATCGCCCAACGCCTGCCCGATGGATTTCGACTTCTGGGTGAAGGCGTCGAAGATTTCATCGAACTCGCTCTTGAAGGCGTCGAAGATCCGCTTCTGGTCTTCGATGATGGCGTCGTTCGCTTTCTTCCAACCCTCCAGCCGGTATTTCTGCTCTTCGTCGATCGCTTTCTGGATGATGATGTTCTGCTTGTCCGTCATCTGCTTTCGCAGATCCGCCAATGCCTGTTCCACGTCAACGCCCTCGCTCGTCAACAATGTGGCATGCGCGGTGATGAAATCCTCCTGCATCTTATAAACCCGCGTTAGCTCGTCATCCTCGACCTTGGCCACCTCCTTCGCCGATTGCACCCGCAGGTCGGTGATGTGATCGATCGCCGCCACCTTGCTGCGCAGGTCCTGCTGATCCAACGCTTCGATGTAGGCGATCTGTAATTCGTAGGAACCTTTGATACGCTCCTCATCGAGCTTGGCCACTGCGTCGATATGCTTCTTTTGCTCTTCGAAAATTTTGGCCTGCGTCTCCATCGTCTGCGCTTCCGTCAACTGGTCCGTAAGCTGCTTGATGTGCGCGGGGTCTTTGATGACTTTGTCCTTGATGAGGTCGTTCAGTTTGGCAAACAGATCGGCGTATTTGGCGGCGACGGCGTCCGCCGGCGCGCCGAGCGCCTGCAACATCGTCCTCCCCGCCGCGGTAGCCCATTCGTTGACCTGCTTCTGGACCGCCTTGAAGTTGGTTTCTGTTTCCACCGTGGGATCGCCGCCCTTTACGTCGGGCGTTTCGAACAGGTCTTTCGGGAATAGCCCGCTTTCCTTCGCCAGCCGGGTCACGGTGTCCTTCAGCTTTCCCCACATGTCGCTGATCCACTTAGTGGCGGTAGTCTCCAATTTTTTCGCCTGTTCTGGGAATTGATTGGCCCAGATCGCCAGACCCGCCGTGATCGTGCCGACGGCCAGCAGGATTTCGGGATTCGCCAGAACCACAAGGAGCATCTTGGCCAAAGCGCCGCTGACGGCGATGAGGCCGCTTGCCGCCGGCGCGGCGACGTTGGCGATGATCATGAACGCGCCGCCGAGGCCGATCAGAGCGGCTGTCAACGCCGTATAGTTAACGATCTTTTCCTTGGTGGGCTCCGGCAGTTTCATCAGAAGATCAATCAACCCCGCCAGCGGCGCCAGCAATTTCTCGATCTCGTCGCCGAGTTTGGCCAAGGCCGGCCCAAAGCCCTGGTCGCCCATCAGTTTCGTATAAACGTAGTCCGCTACATCGCCCAGCTTCTTGAACGTATTCGCAAAATCGCGAATCAGGGAACCCGCGCCCTTGGTTCGCTCCTGCATGGCCTGGAGGACCACGGTGAGCGTCTTCATCGGATCAAGCGCGCCTTCCTTGAGGGTCTTCTGTACCTCCTGCATATCCGCCGCGCCAAGTGCTTTCTTGAGCGCATCCCCGATCCTCACGGCGTTGGCCGGCAGCAGGCGTAGAAGATCCATCGCGCCTACGAAATCCTTGTCCATGACGCGCCCGAACACCTTCACGATCGAATTGACGTTTTCGATCGAGCCGCCCGTCGCTGCGACCTGGTCCGCGATGATCTTGAGCGTCGGGGCGACGTCCTTCGCCTGGAACCCGAACGCGAGGAGTTGCCGCCCCGTCTCCTCCAGGTCTTTAAATTTGAACGGTTCTCGTTGCGAAAGAGCGTAAATCTGTTCGAAAACCTTGGTGGCGTCCTGGGCGCTGCCCGTGAACGCTTCCATCATCACCTGCGCGCGGCTTACTTCAGAGCCGACCTGCACGATGGAGGAGACGACCCGCGCGATGCCTAGGCCCGCCAATGCGGTTTGCAGTTCCCCGAACGCTTTCGTAGTCTGGTTGACCTGGACGTTGACGCTGGAGAGCGCGGCGGTCGTCTGCTTTGCGCTCTTCTCGGAGGTGGGGCCGGTCTGCGCAAGTGCGCTATTGAGCGCGTTGACGTTCGTCTGGGCGTTGCTGCTGTTGAGGTCGACCTGGATGTAGATGTTGTTAGCGGCCATGACGCCCTTTCCGCACCGTCTCCTCGTGGAACTTGTTCCGTTCCTCGCTCAGCAAACGCAATCTCAAGAATTCGGGGAACGTGATGTCGGCGAGATTAACCGTCACTCCCGCTTGCAGCGCGAAGTCGAGATCGATGGTGGCGAGGATCGACTGGCCCGCGCCCGTCGTGAGATATTCGTCGAGCAGCGTGACCGGGCATTCGTCGCACGGCTGCGGGTCGTGCATCAGCGGCGGTGTGTAGGGACATTGCGTTGCGCCAGGACAAAGATCGTTCCGGCGCAGCATCCGGTGAAAGATGAAACGTGGCGACGGCGATTCCGGCCAGCCGCCGCCGGCTAAAAATTTCCTTCGGCATTGCTCGGCATCGCCTCTTGCTCGATCGCCGAAATCACGGCGCGGATCGCTACGTCCTTGTGCAGATTCGGAACGGCGCCTGCATAGCCCTCGGCGCGCCCGCCGCACTTGTCCCATAGGCCGGCGCTCGACTCCAGATTGGTGCGGATCTCCGCCCGGTTGTAAGGCAACGTGATCAGCCGCGTCGAGCGTTGCAGCGTCCGCACCTCATCCATATTCGGAATCCTGACGGTGTGCTTCACAGAGCACATCACGGTGTTCAGTTCGACCTCGGCGTCTTCGGCGTGCAGGTCCACGCCCAGCACATCGCAGGTGGAGATCGTATCGATGACGCGATTGGCCTCGCCTACCGAAAGCGGCGGCGCGCCGTTCTGCTTGATCGCGTCATACAGCTTGGCGTCGGCCTCAGTGGTATCGATCTCCGTCTCGGTGGCGCCGCGGCCCAATGTTTTCTGCATGATGCGGCGCCGCTTGCGGTGCGCCGCCCATTCTTCGTCGGTCGGCCAGCGCACGGTGATATCGGCTTTGCCATGCGTCGTGCGTAGCCCGATGGTGATCGTGGTGTTGGTGTCAAACATGGTTTATCCCATTGATCTGTCAGAGTTTATGGATGAATCGTTAAAATAGCGACATAGGAGATCTACGTTGAAAGGTTGCTTGAGTTCGCTTGTTTTCATAGTTTTACTGGGATGTGGGATGTGCTCCTGCCAGATGGTTACCGGCGCCCCTGAAGATAAAACTCGCGTCACGGAGACTGCTTCGCAATCGAGGGCCAATGCCAGCCAATCAAAACCGCGGTGCATTCCCGTAGACGATGTACCTGGGATATTGTCGAATAGCCCTAATCGTTCGTGTTTGCCCGTAGATCCGGTGCGTTCTGACGACGAAAATTCGCTGCCGGTTGGCGCAGCCCGCGATCTCCAACTCACTCGATTCACAATCCGCGGCGAGGATTTGCACGCCGACGACGCTCTCGATAACCTCGTCATTGTTCTCAGGGACAATTTCATTCGTGCTACCGAAGATGCCTGCGAAGCCAGGATTAAACAGGAATGGCAACCAGAGGATGGCATGTATTTCACGCCTCGGCATCGGCGTTTGTGGGACCTTCGGGATGGCACGGCAGTGATCAAAGGCGGCATAGTATTCAAGCCTCTTGGGCCGGAACATCCCTATCGCTGCGAACTGCAATACTCCGAAGATAGGAAGCAAGCATCATTGGTGAAGTTCACCTGGGAGGAGTAATTTCCATCTAAAGCCCCAGAATGCCGTCAAACCCGGTCGTCGCCGACATCGTGATGATGGGCGTCACGCCATCGGTCGGCTGCAAGGCCGTCACGCCGCACTGCACGGTCACGATGTTGTTGTCGTCCCCGTTCACCACGCTCTGCATGCGCGTCCGTGGCATGGTGATCGTGAACCCATGAAAATCGCTGGCGTCGATAGACGCGCCCTTGACGCCGAACGTAGCCGGCCCTTCCACCCCATTGATGAGGTTGTTGTACTCCGTACTACCCTTTTCCGCACGGGCGACGAAGCTGAGCGTCATCTCGCGGATGCCGTATTCCATGCGCCCGCGCACCGCGTAGCCGTTCTGCGTGCCGCTGCCAGGGTACAGGCCGGTATCGAGGCGCACGTTGTTGTTCCAGCGGAATTCCAAGCTCATGAAGGATTGCGCCAGCACGTAATCAATGCCATTGATCGTGATGGTCGCGCCTGCGGCGTTGAGAAAATGTTCCTGCGTCACCGCCGGCAGCGGCGTCAGACCCGGTATCTGCACGCGCCCCGATGCCGGCAACGTGCAAGCGACGCGGCAATTGGCGCGCCCCGGCCCGCTCGACATGGTGAGCGTCCAGTCGCCCACGACGCAGCCGATGAGCGCGCGGTCCACTACTGAATTCGGCTCGGGCCGCAACAGCTCGTCATAGGTGAAGCACGGCAGGTTGATGCAATTGACCGTGGGATCATTCGGCACTGCGGCGTAGGTCCAGCCGGTGCCCGCCGCGGTCTTGGTAGCCTTGCCGGTCGTGAAGCAGAACAGCCACGCCATGAACTCGCTCGATACGTACTTTTCCAAGGCCACGCTCGCGTCCTGGTAGGACGGGAAGACCTGGCTCGGAAACTCGTTCATCTTGCCAATGTCCAACGCGTTGGTTTCGTTAACCGGGTTTACTACCGACAACGCCGGGTTGACCTTGGTCAAGCTCCACATCTGGGCCAGCGTGTTGATGGTCGGCACGTCGGCCTGCGGCGCAAAGCCGAACGCGATCTGCGTTTCCTGAATGTTGGCAGGACAGGACGCCGGCGCCTTCGCTGTCCCCTTCGGCGGCGCATTAAGCGGCTGGGGTAGCTGCGGTGGCGCAGCGGGCGGCTGCATTGTTAGCGTTGCCATGGTTTTAAAACCTCCTTAAGGATTCGGCCAGTCTCCGGTTTCAGCCGTCTCCGTCACGATTACTCCGTAGTCGACGCCCTCGGTGTCGGTGCGCCGTTCAATATCCAGTACCTCGGTGGGGTACACGCCGTTGATCAACGGGCAGTTGCGCCATACCATGCCGTCGCCGGGAATCGGCACGCCGGCCACGATGAGGTCTTCCAGTTCCATATCGGATTGATCCGGCAGGGAACGACAGAGAATTTCGATAATGTGCGACCACTTGCTCATCTCGCCTTTGATGAGACGGGTCGAGATCCACATCACCAACAGTTGCCCCGGCTGCATCTGGTATGTCGCCTTATCCACCGAGTTCATGACCGGGCTCAGATCAATGTAGGGCACGATCGGGTCGACCGGCGCGAGAACCGCCGCGATCTCTGGCACATTGCCCAGCGCCGCGGCCATCGCGTTCACGAGATCGGATCGGCGGATCATTTTCTGGTTCTCGCTTTCCGCATCAGCGACGGCTTTCGCGCGCTTGCTCCCACCGTGAACACCGGCGGCGCGTTTTGGCCGTAAGTCGATTTCGCCGGTATGACCGACTCGACTCCCGACAAAGGAATCCATGCGCGCTTGGCATATTCGCCGTATTGCGCCTGCGTCTCATCGAAGACCACCTTGGCGTCGGTGAGAGCGAACCCGATCATCTGGTCGTAGTCATTGGCGCGCCGCGCATGGTCGCGCGCGAGGCGCGTGGTGTTCTCTGCGCGGATCACGCCGCCGGCGGCTTTGCGCAGCGTGAAGTTATTGAACAGCAGGCCGGTCATCACGTTGTCTCGGATAGGCCGCTTGTGCAGCACGGCCTGTTTGACGATCGCGTAGCGCACCGAGAGCTTCGCCGCGGGCTGGCCGGCGGCGTCAATGCCTTTCAGCCAGCGTTCCTTCTGCGCCGCCACCATCAGATCGCCGATGGCCTTCAATTGCGGATCGCTCAGGTTCGGGCCGCGGATGCGCCCGCCCTTGACTGTCGTCTTCATCCCGTCAGCCATGAAGTCAGGCCTCGCAAACAACGTATTCCATCAAGAGCGGAGCGCCGCTGGCCACGACCGCTGGCGCAGTCACGCCGGCGTCGAAGCGGCCTTGCGCCATTTCCCCCGGCAGTAACGTGAGAAACGCAGTTCCCGCTACCGCCGGAAGGATGCTCAGGTTGTTCGTTCCGTCCAGGTTCTTGATGGCAAAACGGCCCAGCGTGCCGCCCGCCAGCGCGCCGAGAGCGATGACGGCTGCGGTGGTGGTCACCGTCTGGATTCCGCTCGATACGCCGCTCCCGGTCTGGTTGATCTTCGATGCGGCCATGGATACGGTCTTAGGGCTGGAAGGAATTCCAGGCGCCGCAGGCGTGATGGCATGGGTCAAAGAGAGGCTTTCCGTAATGTTGGGTGAAGGCATGGCGAATCATCTCCTTTCGATAAATAGGGCTATAGCACTGCTCCTGCTTCTTGCAGCACCACGACCGAGAAGCCGATGTAGAGCGCGTTGAGATCCACGACCTGATACTGCTTGCCGTTGCGCTGCACCATGTCGCGCCTCGCGGGCGGCGCCGGAAGGTCCGCGTTATTCACGTCCATGTGGCTGTAGCGCCCAGGCGAGACGTCTTCGTCGGACGCGCCATCCTTCCAGAGCACCGAGATGGTCACGGCCTGCGCCGAATCGCCCTGCGGCAGATAGACTACCTGACTGCCGAAGGTGGCGATCTGCGCCGGCCAGAACATATTCGGCAGGTAGGAACCGATGAATGGATTCGACGTCGCCATCTCAACCTCGCTTTTGCCGCGCCCCCGAACCCCCAGTGCGCTGATGGCCCAGCGGCGCGGCGTATTTCCGTCCTGGCACGACGGAAGCCTTAGAGCACCTTCGCCATGAAACTGGCGTTCGGCCTGAATGGCACCATGATCGGCGCGGATTGCAGCATGACGTAGCGCACCGCCGGGTCCGGTTGAATCCAGGATTTGACGTAATACGGCACGCTCTGCAACCCGATCTCTTCATCGCGGATGGCGCCGAAGGCCTGCACGCCCTCTAGCGCCGGCGAACACATGATCAGCGTGCCGGCAGGCAGGATCGGGACCTCGATGCCGGTCGTTGGGTCGACGTACCACCCGCTGTAGACCCAGATATTGAATCCCTCAAGCTGCCCCATCTGCACGCCGCCCTCGGTGACCTGAGCCATCGGCATCACGCTGGGCAAGTCAGTGTACTTGCGGAAGACGTTCAGCACGTTGGTCACGCCGGCGTCGGCGCGGAAGATCTTCCACACATCCACGGTCATGATCACGTCACTCGGGAACACGCCGGTGTCTTCCAGGCAGATCTGCGCCCAATCCTGAAGGTTATTGAGGATTGGCGGCGTCGCGGCGGACCACAACGGATTCGCGGTGATCGTGTGAGTCGCCGATCGCTGGAAATCCACCACCTGCGTCGGATACTTATCGCCCGAGATGGTCGATTTGCCGGTCGTCAACACTTCGCCGCACATCACCTCCAGGCGTCTGCGGAACATGTTGAGTTGGTCTTGCATATCAAACGCAATTAACGCTCGCAAGCGATCCGCCGGCGCCATCACGCCGCCGATCTGCTCCCCGGCCATACGTTTCAGAGGCCGGTTCATATCGAACACCCGCTTATCCTTGACATAGGCGGGCGTAAAAGTATTGGTGACGAATCCTTGCGATGCCACCACCTGCCCTTCCACCAGCGGCGAGACAAACGGAGAAATCCTGCGTTTGCCCTGGATCACATCGAAATGGATTTGCTCAGTGCTCTCAGCCTGAGTGATGCCGAAAAAGCGGTCCAAAAGAAACTGCGGGTTGCCCAACAGACTCTGGAGCACGGCTGTCAGCACGTCCGTACTAAAGACATCAGCCATGGTGGCTAGCCTCCGGTCGCACTGGGAAAGTTAACGGTTCCGCGGCCCGCCGTCTGTACCAGAGGCCGGCGGGCCGCGCTTCAGATGCGATTAGTGTTCCGCCGGCGTGTTGGCAGTGACCGCGGCGGCGAGGGCAGCGGCGGAATCGTTCAGCTTTTTGGCCAGCGCCGAGAGATCGCTGGGGGCGACGTTCGGCTGGCTGGCGAGTTTCGTTACGTGAGCCGCGACTCCCTTGATCAACGTAATAGCGGATTGATCGACGGTCACTTCGTTCTCGACGGCTTTCTGCAAAGCCGCCAGATCGGACGGCGCCGGCGGTTGGCCGGTCGGTGGCTGCGTTGTTTGTCCAGGCATATAAGTTTTTCCTTTCTGACTTAGTTAAACGACGGTTAGTGCGTGCCGGGAACCATCGGCGTCTTAGGGTTCTTATCGGGCTGGGCCGGCTCTGCCTTGCTGATCGCCTCTGCGGCTTGCTTGGCCAATTTGTCGCGCTCTTTTGCCTGCTTCTCGGCGAGATCGCCCATTTGCTTCGCCTGTTCGGCTCTCAGCTTATCGAGTTCCTCGGTCTGTTTGGCGACAAGCTCGTCGATCTGCTCCGCGGCCTTTTCCTCGGCCTGTTGCGCCGGCGTCGGTTTGGATTCGCCGAACGCCGCCACCGCCCAGGCCGGCTGCGCGCCTCGTGGCGGCGGCGGCGCCGGCGGTGCGAAGCCCTCGGGCCGGAAGGCATGGATCGCTGCCTGGATGGCCTTGACTTGCTCCTCTGTCGCCTGCTTCGCATCCTTGGCAGAGAGCACTTGCGGCAGCGGCCCTCCGGTCGCCGGCAATTTCATCATCGGCACCACCAGCCCGCTCCTCTGCATCACGGTCAGTACGTAGATGCCGAAGTCCCAGAGTTGCGCCACGTCGAGAGCCGCGCCCTGCGACGTGAAGGTCATGGCGGTATCGAGGAACCTGCCCTGCGAATACACGACGCCGGTGACTTGACCGCCAGAGGTGTCGATGTCCTGCGCCAGGATGAAGCGCGCAGTGGCGCCGGTTACCACGGTGGTGAGCAGAGTGGATTGCGTGACCGGCACGTTTTGCAGCGGGCCGCAAAGCACGGTGCCGCGCTTGAGAACGGAACCGGCGGCGTTGAGCCCGCCGGCGATGTTCGCGCTCTGCGAAATCGTGTCATATGCGTAGAGCGGGTCGAAAGTGTAAGTGTTGGCGTAAAAACTCGCCGTCGAAACCGGAAAAGTCGGAGGTGCTGCTCCCATTTAAGTTCTCCTTTCACTGCACGCGCGCGTGTTTCCTCACGCGGTCTTGCGGGACAAAGGCCAGTACGCGCTGCACCTCGGCGGCGACGGAATCGTCGCTCTGGTGATCGCCGGGTACGCCGACCCTGGGATTGGCCAGCGCGTTCATGCGCGCATCGAGCGCATTGGTTTTGGCAGCGGCGACGGGCGCAGCCAAGAGGATCTTCTTAGCCGAGTCGACGCTGAATGTGTTTTCGGGATCGAGTGCCAGCGTGCGGGCCAACTCTTCGCGGCCTTTCGCTTCCTCGCAGTTCAAAATTGCAGCGATTCGCTGCCGGTCTTCAGTTGGCGTCATTGGGACACCTCCTCCTCTCGGAATAGAACTGTCGTCGGGTTCCTGTTCGGTTCCTTCGGACTCATCACCGTCTTCGTCGCCGTCTTCATCGCCGTTCTCGTCATCATCCTGGCACTGCGTGTCGGGAGGACAATTCGCCGGGTCGCTATTCAAATTGGCGTCTTCGGTCCCTTCTTCAAGTTCTTCTTCGTCGAAGGGATCTGCCGCTACCGCGGCGGCGGCTGCGCCGGCGACGCGCAAGCCGGGTTTGTCGCGAATCTGGCGCGTGGCGCCGTCCGACGTTTCGCCAGAGAGCAGACCGGATAGAGAACCGAGCGAATCCGCCATGCCGACATCCACCGCGGATTGAGCGGACATGACGGCGCCGCGACCGAACTCGCGCTCCACCCGTTCTGGGCTGGTTCCGCGGAATTGCGCCACCTTGCCGATGAACACCTGCGCCAGTCCATCGACCATCTGTTGAAGCTGGGCTCGGCCCTCATCGGTCGCAGGATCGGTGCGCTTGAGCGGGCTTTGCGATGACACGACTTCGAAACGCTTGACGCCGTGTTTCTCGTCAGCGGCGCTTTCATCGACCACGGTGGCCAGGACGCCGATCGAGCCCAGTTGCGCCGTCTCGTCGGCCACGACCCTGCCGGCGGCGGATGCCAGCCAGTAGGCGCCCGAGCCGGCCAGCGAGTCTACATATGCGGTCACCGGCTTCTGGCCGTTGGCCGAGCGGATCATGTTGGCCAGTTCATTGATGCCGTCGATTTGACCGCCGGGTGAGTTGATGCCCATCACGATCGATTTCACGCTGTCGTCGTCGAGCGCAGCGTGCAGGGCGAGAGCGGTGTCTTCGACCGCCGTGCCGCCCAACAACCAGGTAAAAATCGACCGATAGCGGAACAGCGGCCCGCGGACATCGAGCACCGCAGTCGAGCCGTGGACCGCAACATCGCGCCGGCTGGCGCCGGGAAGCGATTTGCCCATGCGCGCGGCCACGGCGTCGTAAGCGGCGCCGAAATCGGGATGGCTGGCGGCGCGGACCATGGCGCGGATGGCGCGCGGCGTGATGGCCCATGGCCGGTCGGACATGGCGAGAAATTGCATGGCCAGCGGAGCTTGTTCGCCGGCGGGAATGGTGATCGTTGTCGCTGATGCTGCCATATCACACTTGCTCCCTGACAGGACTTTCCTCTGGTTCCGCGGGAAATCCCATCGGCTTCGGCGGCGGCGGTTCCTGCCACAAACCCGCTTCCTGCAGCCGCTGTTTTTCGATCATGCGCTGATCAATCACATCGTTGAAATCCAATCCTTGCTCGGCGCATTCAATCTCCAATGTCGAAATGCCCGTCGACATGCGTATCTGCGCGGCCTCGGCCTCTTTGACCGGATCGATCCAGCCGCGGCCAGGACCGATCCATTTGGCGCGCGTGTAGAACGTGCGTTGCTCATAGAAATCCGGCGCATCAATCAAGCCGGCGTTGACGGCCTCTTCAAACCACAATTCGTAGACCGGCTGCGCCCAATACGTGGTGAGCCATGCGCGGCGCGTGGTGAAGTAGCGCCACGATTCGAGCAGCGCCGCCCGCGCGCTGCTGTAATTCGTTTTGCTGTAATCCTTCATCACCTGTTCGTACGGCAGGCCCATCGACACGCCGATCTGGCGCAGAACAAATTCCGAGAACGCAGCGAATTGCGGCGCCGGGCGGTCGGGCGCAAATGGCGTCATTTTGTCGCCAGGGTACAAGGGAATGAGCGTGCCGCCCTCGAGCTGCACGCGATATTCGTTCTTAGCCTGTAGATAGCCGTTCGGATCGCCGCCCATCAACTCGCTCAACGTGGTCGGATCGAGCGGCGTCTCGATGATGCCCGCCACGAGCGCGTTGACGATCGCGCTCTGAAGCTCGGCGCGCTGGTAGCTGTCGAGCATGCGGAACTGCTCAATCACGGGCGCAAGCAGCGGCTTGCCGCGCGTCTGATCGATGCGGTCGGGCTGATAGATATGAAGGACCCGCTTGCGTCCCCAGTCCGTTGTCGCTGGAATGCATTCCCATTCGCCGGCGATGCCGCCAATCGCAGGGAAAAACATCGCCGGCCATGTGGAAATCTTGCGGATGTGATATGCGGTCGGTCGACCGTAGTTGTCCATCTCGATGCCGCCGCGCAGGCAAAGCGTCGGCGTCATGTTGCCGGGATTCGATAGCCGGTCGGAATCCACAAGCTGCATGCAGGTTTTGAACTGCCCGAGATCAGGGCGGTCAAGCCAGAGCGGCAGCGCCAGGGCTTCGCCGTTTTGCAGCACGCTGCGGTACACCAGCGTGGTGAGGCCGGTGAAGGTGAGCTTGTTGGCCACGTCGATCGCCGTGGTTTCGGCCCAGCTTTTCCACAAACTCTCCACGTTGCGTCCCCAGGTTTCGGCCCACATCGCGTCTTTGTTCAGCGCGCGGTAATCGGGCCAGCACGACAAACGCAGGTTGGCGCCGACCACGTTGTCGAGCATGGTTTGAAACGCGCCGGCGGCGATGCCGGTGTTGCGGTCGAGATCGCGCGATCGCGCAACCAGCGTGCCCTGGTCGCTCAGCAGTTCCGCATCCGCCGCGGCGCGGATCGGAAGCCAGTTGCTCAGTTGCTTGCGGATCCATGAGGCGCCGTTGTACGGCGTGTCGCGATAGCTGTAGCCGCCATAGCCGATTCCGTAATCCCAGCCGCCATCCGGCGATTGGGCGCGGATCGCATGCCAGACGCGCGAGAGCATCCCAGGCCGGCGCACTGGCGGCTTCGGAGGTTGCGTCGCGTTCTTGGGGATCTCGGCGATCATACGGTCTATGGCCATCCGTAAATGCTGAACGGCTTACGGACTCTCGCGCCGCTACTGCCATTGCCGTTGCTGCCGTTGCCGCCACTGGCGACGACGCTGTTCAGGAAATCGATCAGCCGCTGCAAGTCCGCAGCGTTGGTAGAGCAAAACGTGACGCGGCCCAACTGCGGCGTGTCGACGCCCGACGGCAATTGGCCGGTCAGTAAGTTGAAATACGCGGCCTGCGCCTGCACTAGCATGGTCGCGGCCTGATCGGGCGTGATGTCTCTCAGCGCGACCTTGAGATCCATCGGCATCGGCGCTACGGGTCTAGGAAATGGAGGTCCCATAAATCACTCCAGAAAACTCTCGTTGGCTTTCATCGGTCGAAATTGCGGCATCGGCGTCCGCGGCCTGTTGAGCGCCGCGGCGGTCGGCGCGCGTTGCATGCCGGCGGATTCGCGCAGCGAGGCCTCGATGTCATCCCACTTGCGCGCCGGCCACGTTTCGATGCGCAGCACCGCGGCAGCAGCCCGCGCGTAAACGCGAATGTCCAAGGCTTCGTTGCGGTCGCGGCGCTTTTCCCAGCGCGTGGTCGTGCGCCCTGCAATCGTGTGCGTGATCAACTGCTCGGCGCATAGCTGCTCGAAAAATTCCTTGCCGTAGTTCGGGAAGTGACAATAGCCGGCAGGCCACGATTCGCCGGCGGCTAGGTCGGGCGCGCTCAAACGAAGAGATCGATAGAGTTCCTCTTTGCCGACCGAAGTATTCACCGGCCAGAGCCTGACGCCACCGCGGATCATACGGCCACCCGGCGTCACGTCCACCAGCGTGGGCGCGCCCACAAAGGCCGAGACATGCGTATGGTTCTCACCCTTGACCGCCATTACGTGCATCGAGCCCATCTGGCGCGCCCATTGATAAACGCGCAGCGTGTTGAAGCCTGAGTCAACAGCCAACTTCTTGATGCGCAGCGCGGCGCCGTAATAACTCGGGAAATCCTCATCGAGCAGCGCAGCCAGTTTCATCCACACCTCGGGCTGGTTGGTGTTGCCTTCGTACACGCGGTAATCGATCGACCAGGAATGGCGATCGCGGCCCCAGGCGACGATCTCGCATTCGATGCGATCGCGCTGCACGTCGGCGCCGGCAGTCAGAATCAAACCGCCCTCGGGGACCTCGCCGATCACGTAATTCTCACGGCGTTCATACAAGCGATCGACGTCTGGAACTTCGCCCTGGTCAGCCCACGGCACGCCGAGAATCGTGTTGTAGAACGTCTGCAGCTTCTCCGGCGAAGTGAGCGCGACGTCGCGCTTGCGCATGATCTGCGTCCAACTCAGCCAGCCTACCGGCGAGTAATAGCTCGACAGGTGATAGCCGCGCGTGATGCCGTCGCCTTGCGCCGTCGAATGCCATTCGCCAAGATCGAGCATCTTGGTCTTCTCGTGATCGAAGATCTCGCGTTCGCATTCCTGGCAACGATATGCAGCCTCGTGCGGATGCGTGTTCGACCAGCCCAACTGTTCCGGCAGGAACGTGATGAACTTTCCGCAGCGCGGGCACGGCACAAAAAAGTAGCACTGGTCGCTCGACGCGAAAAACTGCTCGATGCGGCTGCGGCCAGCGATCGTCGGCGTCGACGCGATGAAGATTTTGCGCTGCCGGAAATTCGAGGTGCGCGCGATCGCGAGATCACACGGTTCACCTTCGCGATCGACGTTTGGCGGATAGGCGTCGACTTCGTCGAGCATCAGGTAGCGCACGGCCATCGAACGCAGTTGCTTTGCGCTGTTCGCGCCGGCCAGCACCAGGATGCCGCCCAGAAATTCCTTGGCGAGAATCGTGTTGCCGCTATCGCGCATTCTGGGAGATCGCACCAGCGATCGCAGCACCGGGCAATCTTCGATCAATGGCCCGATGCGCTGCTTCGAATTGCGCTTGGCCATCGTTTCGGTTGGCTGCACAACCAGCATCGGCCCTGGCGCGAGATGGATGATATAGCCGATCCAATTATTTCCAGACTCTGTGTTATGCGTCGGAATCATCCCGCGGCCCGCGAGAAATAGATTTGACTCCGAAGTCACCGCAATGCAGCGAACGGGTTCGGATGCGACAGGTTCGATAGCAACGATGCGGCGGCGGCATGTTTCAGACACTCGACATTTGGCATCTGCAACTTTCAACCGCTTTCGTTTTCGGCTTAAGCGAAAAACCGGCAGCGCGGCATAGGCCAGGAAGCTCAGACGCCAGTACGGTTTTGACTCGACCGGGCGGTCGCCTATCGTCTTGGATTTCGCGGGACGCCATGCGACTGTCGGCTTGAATCCGAGGCTGACCAAAAGCTCGTAACAGCCGTCCCTCAATTCGGGCGTGATGGTCGAGTATTCACAGCGCCCGTTTTTGCCGACGTGGCCGTCAGAGTCCATCAAGCCTTGCAGCAACGCCAACCGTTGCGACATCGATGCCCGTAAATAAGCGACTGGAATGTGCTTGTTTCGGAAAAGGTTCAATGAGCGAATTGCAATACCAAATGGCTCCTGCTCCTCTTCGCGTTCCTCGACCAGCGTGTCGCGCCCATCGATGAGAATATTTGCCGCCTTACCTTTGAGCCAATCTGGGTGGCGCAGCGCGATCCCGCGGCCCGACTCTCGTAGCAACCCAGCGATCTCTTCGCCATCATCTTCATGCAGAGTGAGATGGTTCATGCAAGCTGAACCATTGCCGAGCCAATAGCCCAACAAATATGGGTCGATTGGTAAATCGGCGCTTGGTAACGTAAGCGGGCCAGTTACATCGATGGCATAGCGGTTGCGTTCGCGCCTCTTGTGCTGCGGCAGCATATCCGCCGTAGTGAGAATCCGGCGATGCCGTCTCGTGCTGCCGCCGAGATCATCCCAAACGCTCCAGAGATGAGAACTATCCGCCACAATCGAACAGCCGTCTGAGAATTGCACGCGATAACAGTCCCGCTGTTCAAATACCGGCGAAGCGCCCCATACCCAGCATGGCGCTCCGTTCTCATCAAACACCTGATCGCCGATTCGGATATCTGCCATCGTCGTCCAGCCGTTGACTGTCGGCACAGGCGTGTCGAGCGCAAGCGGCGCGCCGACTTGCGAACCTTTCATAAACACGACGCGTTCCCATTTCGAATCGGCCATCAGCGAATCCATGATGTCTTTCAGGAAAGGCGTGCGGCTGGTGCGCCAGATCCCTGGCTCGGGCGATGAACGGGTCGTCAAGACGCGGTATTGGTCGGCCCAATCGCTGATCCGAATTTTGGGATCTGGACGCGCGCCGGCACGCGCCGCGCGGCGCGTGATGTCGAAGGCATCGGCCAAACCGGGCAGTGATTGGTGCAGCGTGGTTGTCGACATCATGCGGCTGTCCCGTCGGCGAATGCTTCAAAGACTTTGGTGAGTTCGGCGTCGAGCAATTGCTGGCAGCGCGCCACATCCGATTCCCCAGCCAGCAATGCCGCCACGCGAGAGGGAATCTGAAAGCACGCCTCGCGCAGAGTTCGGAATTCAGTGAAGCGCGCAGCTTCCACATCCGCGGTCGGCGTCAGACTGTGCGCGCGTTCCTCATAGCGCAAACGCTTGAGCTTGGCGTCGTACCATTCGCGATTCGCCCGCGCCGTTGCGTAGGTCGACTGCTTCGTCATTGCCGGCAGATCGGCGGGAATCTCGGGCGGCGCATCGGCGGGTTCCGGCTTTGGCGAAGCGGCTAAACCGGAGCGGTTGTTGTGGCCTTTCGCGTGGTTTGTGTTGGCGTTGAACTCCGCAATTGCGGCGTCGAGTTCGAACAATCCGTCAGGCCGCTGCGTGATGCGGCCAGCCGTCACGGCCTTGCGGATCGCCATGCGATCGCGCTTCAGCACGCGCGCCAGTTCTACTTCGCCGACCAACGCCATAGGTTGTGGACATTCTAACCCTGAATGCTGGCGCTGTCACCCTTTAAGTTGTTGAAATCTCTAGGCTTGCTGTTATTGCAATGGCGTAGAAAAATTATTGCAGCAGCACAAAAAAGCCCGCCGGAAGAAGTAGAGAGCCGGCGGGCGTCATGAGTATCAACCAAACAAAATGCAAAGACCGCTTGGATTATCCCACCAGCAGGCCCAGCGTCGCAAACGCGAGGCCGGCGGCGATGAAGCGATCCCATTTCCAGCTTGCGACTCCCATGGCGCCGAGCACAAAACACACTAGCGCCAGGATCAGCAGAACGGTGCGTAGATCAGCGTGCATACGTTTCCTCCACGGCGGCTTTCGCCGTCAGTTCGTTGAAGACTTTCAAGCAGCCAGGGCATAGATCCGCCGGCAGTTCGCGCACGCGCCGGCGCTCGGTGTACTGCATCATGGCGGCGCCGCAGTAGGCGTGCCAACGGTCGTCGAACAGTTCCATGTGTAGCGCGCCATCGTAAGTTCGGACGCGTAATTCAATCGCGCCCGCCAGCCAAGTCTGAAGGAAACGCCGCTGATGCAACAGCAGCCCGCGGTAGGCGCGATCGCGCTGGCAGTCGCGGCACACGCGCTTTACTTCGCGCCCGCATTCGGTGCAGATCATTGCGAACCAGCATAACGTAAATCCGGCGAAGCGACATAACCGCTAGTGTGGTATTCTAATCTGCATGGAACAACCCAAGAAGAAGAATAGAGCCGCTGCCGCCCTCGGGCGCCGCGGTGGACGGGTGAAGGTGAGCAAAGGCTTTGCCTCGCCCGAAGTGATGCGCAAGGCGCTCGAAACGCGCAAATTGCGACGCGAGGAACGACTCGCTGAAAAAGGAGATCGCTAACATGTTCGCGACAATGCTGGCCGGCCTGGAAGCCCTTGAGGAATCGCTTGAGAACGCCGCGGAATCGCGCACTGATGCCGAAGCGTTGGTGCGCGTCGAACTCGCCAATGTGCTGGCTCGGGCCGGCGTATTGCTCGGCGCTTTGGCAGCGGACGAGAGCCCGCGCGAAACCGTAGACCTCACCGGGCTCGATATCGGAGAAGGCGCGTAAAGCCCCCAAAAGGAGGACCCAAAACCGATTTCTGAAAAAGAGAAATGAACTTTCAAAGTGGAGGGTCACTTTTGCTAGGCAAAATCGGCCCTCTCGCTATCTCAGCAGCTAGGACCTGTGTCTATGCCCCGCGCCCCGTATCCCCTACCACGTACCTCGTGTCCCGCGTCACGTACCACGTAACTTATTGATACGTATAGGTTTAGATACACGTCTAACGCGTGCTGCCGACGCGCTGCCGACGCTGCCGACGCTGCCGACGCGCTGCTTATTCCGAACGCTACCTCAGCGCGAACGTTAGATGTCAAGAAAATTCTTGTAGACAACATAAGCGCTAATGTTCTACACTCGTTCATATGGCATACAAATTACTGAGCGTCGAACAAGACGCGAAAACATCTAAGGGCAGCAAATATTTTGTTCTGAGCGGGATTCTTTACTTGGCGCCTGCAATGGAAGCAGACGGAATACATAACCTGTGCACCATGTCGACGCCCGAATGTAGGGAAGCTTGTCTTTACGGCGCTGGGATGGCAGGCGTATTCCCTTCAATCAAGCGAGCTCGTATCGCGAAGACGCTGGAATACCTGAATAATCGCGACGCGTTCAAAGCTACGCTGGTACGCGACATTCACAAGCTAATTGCTGAGGCTAAGCGTCGCGATATGACGCCCGCTGTCCGAATTAATGGGACATCCGACCTACCCCAATTGGCGCTTGAGCTCGCTTCAATGTTCCCGAACGTGCAATTTTACGACTATACGAAAATTCCGGCGCCGTGGAAGCGTACCGCGGCAAATTACCATCTGACGTTTTCATTCTCAGGTGACAATTTTACCGACGCCGCCGAAGCGCTGCTTCACGGTATCAACGTGGCTGTTGTGTTTTCTGGCGCGCTGCCTGCTACGTGGCGCGGTTTCCCCGTGATTGACGGGGATTTATCCGACCTACGGTTTCGCGACGCTGCGGGCGTCATTGTGGGATTGAAGGCCAAGGGTACAGCGCGAACGATGACGGCGGGTGGTTTCATTCAGATTGGGGTGACGGCCTAATGACAACCGAACAAATCAACCGCATTTTCGCAATCGTCAATAGCGCGCTGGATAACGGGCTTGACGCTGTCCACATTCACGCCCGCGTTAACCAAACCATCGAGCGTCTAGAATCCTGCCTGTCAGCCGACGTTTCTAAATCCCACCACACGCGCGCATAGCGCGCCTACAATCGATCGATTCGCTACCGACGGCGCCGTCTAACGGCGCCGTTTTTCTTTTGCACCACGCGCCTCTACACGCCCGCCGCCGGCTGTCCAGCCGCTGCCACCCACCCACGCCCGCGGCGATCGCACCACGCGCCTCGTAGCGCCACCTGGCGCGCCGTCCCAGCCGGCGCTGCCACCACGCCCGCTAAATCGCGCTACGCGCCTCGTAGCGATCGCCTCACCTATCCCAGCCACCACGCCCGCCACAACCGCCGGCGATTGCACCACGCGCCTAATAGACGCCCGCCACAGCCACCACAGCCGGCGCACTGCCACCACACCCGCCGGCGATCGCGCTGCGCGCCTCTAGCGCGCGTCCGCGGCACCACCAGCCACCTGGTACCACCACACCCGCCCGCGATCGCGGGAAGTTCCTTAGGGTACACGCCTATAGTCCACGCCTATACCATACCCTTAGGTACGTACCTTAGATATAGCTGATAACAAATGGGTTAGGTAGGATAAAGGTACTCCGTGGCCTTAGACCACCCCGCGGGCTTCGCCGTC